CGTTTACCTTGAACCCCTTGGCTACCTTTCCGCTCTTCTTCGCTTCCTCAGAAAGCTTTTTGAACTGTAGGTAGATATCCTTGTAGATCCGCTTATAGGCTTGGAACCCATCCCGGTACTTCCCATCGATATCCCTCTTTGCGTGCCATCCGGTAATACCACTCAGACTTAGGGTAGTGATACCAAGGCCGTAGTCATCCGCGTAGATACCACCCTCAGTACGATGAACCAGTGTACGAGACGGACTGTCGTATGTTATCGTCTCGGGGTTGATGTTCAGGACATGTGCAGCAACCAGTCTAGTACCGTCATACAACGAGATGTTGAACGTCCTGTCCTTTTGGGGAGTAGGAATAATCTCACTCATCAGTTACCTACCTTTACTTTCGCACTTCCTTCTGTGATCGTACCCTCTACTGCAACCTTGTTGGTAGGAGAAGGAGCGGTCACATTGTCTCCACCCGCAGTCAAACCAAGGTTTGCAACTTGCTGGGCAGAAAGTTCCACAGTTACCTTATCTCCGATGCGACCAACCGCGCTAAGAGATCCGGGATTTCCAACCTCTATATCACCAGATGATTCAAGGATCAGCTTTTTTGCGTCCTTTATCGTCAAGCGTACTTCCGTCTTGTTGGCTTTGAACGTGAACAGTTCATGGTCTATGTAAACAACTTTGTCTGTTGCACTACCGTACTGATCCTGAACATCAGCATCAGATGGAAATGGCCTTTCTGGATCTCTGGACGCGGCGTTCGGATCAAAAAAGTTTTCGTCTGGTCCGACCTTCAACTTTAGTGCTGGATGTACCCACTCAAAGTGACCAAGCTTATCGGCAAGCCAGTACCATCCAGATGTATGTCGCTCAACTCGAAAACCCCCTACGATACTCGTATTCCCACGGACCAAAGAGTTGGTGTTGAAGAACAGGGCCGAGGTCTCAGGAAAGAAAAACCCCAGTACGACCGCATCGTACGGGTTATCTTTGATGAAGGCAACAAGTGCCCAGTTCACAAAGTCACCTTCAGAGATCAGATCCGATGAGTCAAGCCACTCGGTATTCCCATCCATGTTCGCTATGTACGCTTCCGGGATGTTCATGTTCCCGAAGTCGTAAGATGAGATGTCCGACATGAGTTTTGCATCTACGTACTCGTCCGTATCACGAAACTCAACACGAACCTTCCCTGTCTCAGGAAAAACCTTGGTTACAAGACCGGCCAAGATGCCGGAAACCCGAGGCTTCGGATTAGACAGGCTTAGATCTTTGGGGCGTGGATACCAACCCGGCATCAGAGTACCCCCTTGTCAGGATTGTTCTTATTGTACTCGTTCACGGCATCGATGTACCTGAGAAAAATTTCGTCTATGGCGTTCGTGAGATCGTTTGAGTCTGGTATCCCAAAACGGTAAGGAGTATCTTTGATCGCGTTCAAGTACCCGTTACCTCGAGTCAACCTCAACTCCGTATAGCTGTCCCCAAACGCAGCCCAACTATGTGATACCCCTTGAACATAGAGATCACGACCCTGACTATCGGTATTGAGCCGGCCTTTCGATATCTGACCTTTACCATACGTCTCAGGCATCGACACGTAGTGTCCCGGAAGTATCTCTTCATGGAGGCTACAGATCGCAGTACCAGATTCGAGAAGTGGGTTCAGGCTGTTCCACCCCGACACGATATCGTTCAACAGCTTGCATCGTTCCCCTAACGTACGTACATCGGCATCTCTCTGAGCCTTCTTTGCTGGATCTGTCTGATCATCTGACCCGCCAACGTTCAAGGTGAAGTACGTCTCGAACTGGGCAGGACGGTAGCCGTACAACTTCAAGAAATACTCATTGATATGAGCGTTGTCTTTGAACATAAGGGGTCGAGACTCGTTCGCGTTGTACCCCGTGAAGGAAAAGACTGGTGAGGTCAAGAAGTACGTGTACGTATCTTCGTCCGATCTCTCCATCTGAAAACTACGGATGAGATTGCTATCTATTGTTGTTACTTTGTACCGAGGATCAACATCGTCAGCACCCACCTGAACATCGTTGTACGCACGGTTGTACTGCGGCTTCAGTGAAAACTCACCAAACAAAAACGGTGTCGGACGAACTGACAGAACCGGAAAGCCATAGATGAACGAAGGATAATCCTGAATCACCATCTCATGCCATGGATACCCTGCCCATGTGTTCAAAAAATCCCAAAGTGTGCCTTGGTACTTCAGTAACGTGGACTGGAAACGGAAGTTGGTCAGCGCACTGTTATTCGATAGTTGGATACCGAGGATGGGAACACGAGGCTGTCTACTGTTCAACAAGGACAGGTTACCGATTCTCCGTTGTGGTTTTCCCTTGATCTTCACGGTCTGGTCGTTGTTCAAGTTGTCCACAACGGTCTTGATAAGATCTTCAAGCGTCCACCCACCACTCTGCTGTCTTCCCAGTTTGGCAAGAAAAGAGTTACCGCCAGCCAGTCCAAGAGACTGAGCAATAACTGAGTCACCTCGAAAGTAGTGGTGTACCGTGTAGAAGAGTACTTTCGACATATCCCGTCCCATGACGGAATGTTGAACGTCTACCTCATCACCTTCGTACTGACGGTTCTCTACGACTTTATCGACAAATCCGCGAAAGACTGTGATCAGTGGGTCGGTCCCTCTCAAGCCCCCATAGATAGAGGTTCTAGGCATACCGCTCCCTAACTGGATCTCGATAAAGTCATTGGGACCAATCGCTTCGTAGGGAGTAAGCCCTCCTAACTGAGATGTCTCTTGGGGAGACAGATCGAGGGCAAAAGATCCGGGAGCACCGACACTCTTGTTTGTCTGCAAGCGAAGAACAAGGTTCGTGATATCGACTCGGTCTTTCCCGGTCAAAACAGAAGACCAGTATACTCGTGCTTGTGGACGACCTACTGGTACAGATCTAACCATTAGTCATCACCTTTCGTACCGTACGGTCCATAGGGCTTCAGGCCACTGTTCACACGCTCGTTGATGATCTTCTGGATGTACTTCTCGAAAGTATCCGAGATATCCTTAGAAAACTTTTCGTTGCTGCTACTCAACTCACTTGTGAGTTTGCTCATCGCAGTAGCGATAATATCTTGGTTCAAGTTCGCGGCAGTCTGTTCCGTGACGATATCCATGACCTCGCCCATCTCCCGCCTACCCACACCCTTATCGATACCACGATAACCCAGAGACGATTCCAAGTTGGTTGCCAAAGTAGTGAAGCGTGACCTATCGTTTACCCCGGTTCCGAACGCGTTCCTACCCCTTCCGATATGAAAAGCCATAATAGGATCTTCTTCACGTCGTTTTTGGTCAAGCTTTGTCTGTACTCGGTTTACGACTTTCTTCTGTTGTGCGTACGCTTCCTGTTCCATGACATGGGCTTTGGCATACTTACCAAACTCCATGGCAGTCCACGCAACAGCAGCAACCCCAACCGCAGCAGCGATAGCCGCAGCACCCGCAGAACTGGCAATAAAAAGACCGACCGCTGTACCGATGCTCTGAGAAGTAGCCATCATGCCCATACCAACCGCACCCCCAACAGCAGCAGTAGCGTACGCTCCACCCTTGTCCCCAAACATGCCACGATATCGACGAACGATACCGGACTCCCAAAGGTCTTTACCCACACCCTCGAAAGCACGCTGCATTGCGCTCATAGTTTTCTCAAGATCATCCCCAGCACCACCAAGTGCCTCCAAGCTTTCTTTGGCCTTTTTGTACTCAGGCTCCGTAAGTCGGCCGATCCCACCCTCCACAGTACTCTTTCGTCCAACCAAGTCTTTGAGGAACGCCGCACCTTGAGATAGACCAGTACCCCACTCCTCTTTCAACGCCAATGCGGTAGGTTTGATCCCCTCTTTTTGTGCCATCTGTTGAAGAGCGTATAGCGTTCTCGGGGTGATACCCTTTTCAAGCTCCGTTTGAAGCTCATAGACATCTGTCACTCCACCGTACTGGAACATCGCTGATTCCATCATGGGACCACCCTTCATGATCCCTTGACCTACGCGACTAAGAAACGCGGCCCCGCGACTACCGGCGAGACCCGCATACTGCTTCCCTAACCGACCTAACATATCGGCCATGAGTCCTTTTGACTCACCACCCATCTCAAGCCGCATGGAAGAGTTGATCGTAACCAGAGATTCCAAAGCTGCGATCTGTTCCGCAGCACTTGCCTTGGTCTCCTTTCCTGCTACCTCTAACAGGTGGACGATCTTACTCAAGGCACCTTCTGCTCCACCGGCACCAGTACGCCCGATGGTTCCCATCGCTCCAAGTAGCTGACCACGGTCTACACCAAGCATACGACTAGTACGAATACCACCTTTAAGTGCCCCGAAAGAAAACGTGCCTGCCCCGCCAGCACCCTCTAAGACCCCTCCAAGGCGCATCGCCTCCGCTACAGAGACGTTGCCGTACTGAGCCGCACCTCGAACCACTTCAGTAACGTTTCCGCGTGCCCTAAGACGACGAGAAAGAGCCGCACCGACAATCTCATTCTGCTCAAACTCAGAGAAACCAGAACGGGCACCCATGACAAAACGACCCATAGTCGCACCGGCGATAGCCATACCACCACGACGCATACCAGTTGAAGCCATGCCGCCCCATCTTCGGGCACGTTCATCTGCCGCCTCACGCTTTCTGAGGTTAGCGTAGTCGTCTTCCAAGGCTGAGATATTTCGTCTGGCCTGTGCAAGCAGCTCCGCGTTGTTTTCACGCATAGCCCGTTCGTACAAGGCTCGCGTATACTCGATGTTCTTTTCGAGAAGACGCCGCTGGTTCTGACTGGTCTCTTTCGCCAACCGCGCTTCCAAACGAGCGATATCTACAGCTCCCTTTTCGCGTTCCCTCTGGATCGCAGCATTTGCCTTCTTCGCAGACTCGGCTACACCTTCCTCAAGCTCTTCGCCACTGAACTCAGCAACAAAGCGGAGAAAGGTTTCTTTTACGTCTCCAAAAGCCATAGCTATCCCTCGTTATCCTCTTCGTCCATCCCTAGCAAAGACTCTTCGATAGACTCCCAATCATCCTCATCCCACTCACGGGCTTCAGAAAGGTCCATGTCCGTAGTGTATGTACTACTGATCCCGTTTCCTGACCGTTCTTGGTTGAGCAACCACATCTGATACTCAAGGTCTATCTGCCAGCCTTCAAGTGCTAAGTACCTCGGGTCTGTCGGAAGAACTCGGTAATGTTCCCTTATCCAGTACGAGGTCTTCTTGTGGTTCGCTCTTGCCAGTTCCGTTATCTTGTGCGGTGTTGCCACCGCTTGAACGAAAAAATTCGATCCACTCTTTGTATTTCTTGAAGATCTCGACCATCTCCTCGTAGTCTTCGGGGTCCGTCGCGTCACTAAACACGATCTCTTCAGGCTCGATAACCACAGTGTTCAAGGTGGCTACGATGATCGCCGGTTCTGCGACATAACTTGGAATGTCTTCGACCTCCAAACCACGAAGCAGTTTCAACAAAGTGACGTTGATCTCGATATCATCCCCAAGAGTAGGGCGCTTCATGGTAAACTTGTTACCGCGACTGGTCTCGATGACCTTGACTCGTTTTCCGAGTTCTTCTGACACGTTATTTCTCCTCTGCGGTTCTTCCGCTCTCTAAGAGTGACTCAGCCGTGTGTGTTTCTGTCTTCTTGAAGACACACAAGCGACCGTCCCTAAACGTCAAGACTACCTCTCCGTAGAACCGCTCTTTGACGGTCTCTTCGAGGTAGCCTGTCAATGAATCAAGCAGCAGTTCGGACTCTGACTTTTCCGACAAGGTTCTTCCTCACAGAAAAGGCTCCGATCCCCCTTTCCCTTGCGGTACTCAGGAGATCGGAGTTATCTCCACGGGTTACGCGGTTTCGGAAATATCATTCCCAGTAACCGTACCCGACACATCGATCCCCATGAAGTTCGCATCACTGACGAAAACAGTGTGCTTGGCAACTTCGATGGAACCACCAGAAAAAGTACACCCGATGATCTTACGGAGAAGAGTCGGGGTAGCACCAACCGTGTTATCGAATACCTCGATATCGAAGATCAGACCTTTCAGCATCTCATCCCCGTTTTCAGGGTAGATACCAAGAGCGACCATGTTCTTCTTACGAAGCACCATCGAAGAGACACCCGCAGTGTGGCGAGCCATGGTAGGAGCATGCTCCTGCACATGGATATCACCCACTCCCGAGATCGCTTCGGGGGAGTAGTCATCATTGAACCGAACGTTCTGCAAAAGACCGACGAACTGGTCATCGATCTTCACGACTACGCGGTTACCGTGATGGGTCTTGATGTTGGGACGTGCCATCGATCAATCTCCTTAGACAGTCTCAAACGGCTTGGCGTGTGCCGTGATGAGAATAAAGTTTGCGGGGATAGCCGGAGACATCTCAAAGCTGACGTAAACGGTATCACCGCTCGCTTCAACTTGGATGTTTTTGTACGCAGGGATACCCAACGTACGATCACCAACGATAAACCCGTTTGCCTGAGCGGCCTTCAACTGCGATTCGACAATCGATGCAGCCTCAACCAGAAGAGAAGGGCTGTTCTTCTGACCAACCAACGCGGCCTCAAGAGCCTCACGTACCTGATAGGCTACCTCATCGGAAGCCATACCAGTGGAGATCTCTACCTTGTTGTATTTGTCATCAGCAGTCCAAGTAGTGATGCCCTTGTTGACGACATAACCACCGTTCTCTTTGTAGTAGATGCAACACACACCCGCATCCTGCAAGGTGATCCGATCAGCACGAGTGATGTCCGTTTCCAGACCAAGTGCCCGAACCGACTTGTTGGTCAGCGGTTCACCAATACCAACACCAAGAGACGCACCAGCGATCTCAGCAGCAAGATAGAACGGGGCACGCGTTTCCACCACACCCGTGATATCGTTCGCCTGTTTGATCCCCGGATAACAAATCACCGTACGGTGAGACTGGATAAGCTGCGAACGAGCCGCTGCCTGTGCCACGGTCTCTCCTGCAATGCCACCAACCACAGCCCTACGCTCGCTCTTGCCGTCCGCGTCACTCATGTCGATAGCGTGGGCATCGGCCATCGCATGGATAGTCGCATCCCCAGTCATCGGAACCACCAGCTTGCAGTGAACTTCCTTGAGAGCGTCAAGACCATTCTGCCAATTGGTGTTGGTTACAGAACCTTCGCTACCACCCGTAAAAGGCGTGTAGGAAATGTTCGCGGGCAACGTACCAACTGCGCTCTTACGAGTTGCACCGATGAAGGGAACTTCCGTCCCGTTCAGGTACTCTACGATAGCTTTCAAGTTCTGGGTATGAGAATACACGCCAGTCTTGATGTCCTGACCAGTGGCGTAGTCCATCTCGTTTGGAGCGGTCGTACCATCCTTAGCCAGAACAGCCATAGTGTAAGCGCCACCAGCAGCAACGTTTACCGCTTCGGCAAGAGCGTTGAACGACTCATAGTCAGCCAAAGTAAGACTGAGATCTTCTCCACCGGGACCAGCCGTAACCGTGGTTGCCAACGTGGTTGCATCGATAGTCATCGTTGCCGCACTACCAGCACCTGTATACTGAATACTGAAGGCGTACTCACCAACATCGTCTTTCACGATGACTTCACCATCGAGTTTGACCGAGATCTTCTTACCGATGTTAGACCCAGCCTCGATCTTGATCTGAATGCCGTTAGTGTACACACCGTAGTCATCAGCCAGAAGATCGATCACGTCTGCCGCAGCACCATCCACAAGAGTCAGACTTGACTGTACCGCAGGGTTGACACGCAGAGCGTAGACAAGGGGTGCGCCACCGTTTACCGAAGCATCGAAGGCGTTCTTTACACCTTCAAGGAGAACACCACTACGGAGGATTCGGCTTGCCGTAGCGGGATCACTGAAAAGAAGGGGAGTGTTCGGCTGACCACCAGTAGACACACCAAGCACGGCTACTGCGTTCAGTCCAACAGCACCCCCAGCACGAAGAGCACTATCATCGATATAGCTCACCGCTTGGGGCAGCTTTACCAGCTTGCCATTGAAGTACCTCGCCATCTTTCACCTACCTCCTACTTCACTTCTCGTGTTTTGAACTTCTCGAAACGCTCGGCGTAAGCGTCTTCGGTGTCCCGTAAACGACCGGCCAGTTTTTCCTCAAAAGCAAAACCCGCAAAGAGCGTGGCGTCTTTCTGGCCTACCACCACGGCAAAGTCAGAAAGGCCAATACGAACCACCGGAGGCTTTTCCGGTTTCGCTTCGACTTTTTCGACTTTCGCAGTCTCTTTCTCTTCTACCTTTTTCGCCACACCACTACTCCTTTCAAGCGGTAAACGTGTCGTAGCTCACCTGAAGATCTGCGACTTCAGAGTACGAAACGATATGTTCAAAGAAAGCCACACCCGAGACTTCCAATGCTCTAGTATACATCAGATTCGGCTGTAGCGAAGTATCCTTTGGGAGATCCCCACCCTTGTAACTACGCTCCTGAAACCCACATCGGTCCAAAAGCTGATCGTTGATCAAGAGCAAAAACTTGACGAGATGGTACATGGCATCCGTAATATCGGCGTTTGACGTATAGGTCAAGATCCGGTAAGCCTGACGGGCACGATACCCAATAAAGTCCCGAAAAGGGTCATCCGGGCTTGGTTGGTTACCCAGACCGTCCTCATCCCCAAGAAAGTTCCCTACGAACCGATCTTGGTCCATGTCCGTAAGCATTACTACCCGCCAGCAGGGAAACTTGGCATCTTCCATCGGGTAACCCAGACAGGTAGCCATCTCGTTGTCTTGAACCCACGTCCTGAGAGACGTACGTAGTTCGTCAGAAAGACCAGCAAACAAGACATCGATGTAGTCAAGGTCGGCCCGTACAGACTCGTAGCCTGACCTCAGGATCTCCACGAGGACTCTATTGGCAGGAACGTATGCCTGTGGCATGCTCATGAGTTCAACACCTCAGAGATGGTTGCTTCGACAGTATCGGCAACCCGTTGAAAAAAGTTCTTTGCTTTAATACCGGGATGCTGCCACTTTCCTGCCGACGTAGTGCGTGACACACGACGGATAGCGGCTCCCGGACCATTAGAAACAGGGACGTCACGATAGTCTTTACCAGTCAACTTCTGGTACTTCCCAGTATGACGGCTCTTCACCTGTTTCAGCAAACCCGGTTTCATGTCGAACGCTGGCATACCATGCTCTACAGCATGAGGCAAAGAGAACCCACTTTTTGTAGTAGAAGACTCAAGTCGAATTTCAAATGCACCCTGAACTTTCTCCACCTTGGAGATCGCGTTCAAGTACTCATCACGAGACGTTTTCAACTCTGCCTGAGCCAAAGAGATCAACTTTGCCCGAGACATCTCAGCCACGTCTTCCGCGATAGAATTCACATTGAGAGAAGCCTCATCAACTACGTCTTTCACGCTACTGAGAAGGGCTTGTATATCGATGCTATACATCTTCCTGCACCGTCTGGTTCTCAACCAAAAAATCCAAAGCGAGCATAGCGTGACGAGGAGCCTCTCTACGCGTAAACGTGGTCGCATCGTCGTCCTGCTGTGACACATCTCGAACCGCATGGAGAAAATCAATCACGACCCACACCGGATGATACATGTACAGGATGCTCACAGGCTCTTTATGGATAAGGGTTTTCGTGATGTTCAACTGCCCATCGACCACCGTGTAGTCAGTCCCAAACGTAAGTGGTCCTGACTTCTTTGACTGAAGCCTAATCACCTCGATCACGTCATATCGAAGATCGTACGCGGTTACTCCGGTCTTGTACTCAAAGACCTCCATGTAGGACATAACGCTGTTCACGTGCGTGATCTTATCTCGATGGCCTATGAAGTCGCAGAACTTCACAGTCAAAGCCGCCTTACCGATAACCCAATCACCCATGATGTGGCCTTCGCTGAAAGCCTTACTGGAAGTGAGTGCAGTCAAGACGCCCCTGATCTTCTGTCGACCAAAGTACATAAACCCTGTACCCTTGCAGAGATCACACGTAGGCAAAGCCTGCCGTGATACATCTTCCCGGCACGGACAGTACATCGCCCGATCCCAATACAAATCGCGACCGTCCCCATCGATGAGTTTGTTGAACAACTCTACATCGAAGAGAACGATACGTGCAGGATCTTGCTTCGGGATGGGAGCGGCTTCGCTCATCCGTTGTACTCCACAAGATTTTCAAAGTTTGCAGTCGATGCATCGGGGATCGTGTACAGCTTATCCTCACCTGTAGCAGGAATAGAGATGCGGTACACCTTACCCCGGATCAATGTGAGTGTCCAAGCCCCACTAACGATAGTCGCAACTACCTCAGACGAAGCGATCTGAGTGTTCTCACCAGTAACGCTGGCAGGAGGGTTATACGGACGAGCATAGACGTATGCACCACACTCAGTCGTATTGTCACCACAAACAACTTTTCCACTAACGTCACAAGTAGTGATAGCCATCAGACACGTCCTTCTTCTATCGTGAACTTTCCATGAACAAACTCTTTGTTGTCCGTAGGAGCGTTGTCGTACTCAATACCATACTCGTACGTTCCGGGACACGTGGTTGACGTATCGGCAGGGAGCAACGTAACCAAGACCTTCCCCTCAGTGGGAGTACCAAAAGACACTGCTTTGGTTACGGGAACCGGAGAGTGGATCTTTATGCTTCCTGTATATGAGGTAAAGTCCTTTGGTTGCCCATTGACAAGAATCGTAAACTCCTTTGTGTAGAGTTCACCCTGAACCATACCAGTATCGTACTCTGCTGGTCCGTCTGAGGCATCCAGTCTCAGGTTACCCACGTTACTCTCCTACCTCTACAATGATGGTATCTCCGCTCTCTTCTACGATCACTTCGATACCATCGTCTTCTACCTCAACTACAACTCCCCCGGCACCAACAGGAAACAACTGTAGATCTCCGGGGTTAGCACCTTCAAAGGGAGCGTAGCCAAATGTCATTTCTTTTCCTTCTCGGTCTTCTTGACTTCAGTGATCGCACGAAGGGCAACGGTTTTCCAGTGGTGCGGATAGCGACAAGCTAAAACAGCATCTTCAACGATCTCCATATCGGAGTCCTCAAACTGGATAAGATCCTTCTCTGATCTGCTGATCGAAAGACCAATATCCGTTACCTTGAAGATCTTCGACTTGTCTTGCTCGTTACTGGTGTGGTTACCAAGGGCATCGAGTACGATATGCTTTACCGTCATCACTCCGATATCCTTGTTGTTTGAGTAACGCCGAACCTCGTCACCGTTCAAGTCCGTCAGCACCAACCCAATCTCCAATTGTTTCATACCCTTCTCCTCTCTAATGTTTGCCTGTAGTGCTTCTACAGGACATCCTCATCTACTGTGACATCATGCTCCGTGAGATCTAAAATCTCATTCAACGCACTCGTTACCGGGATATCGTAGTTCTTGGTCACCGGAGATGGGGTGAAGTCTTCGAGAAGACGCCCATCTTCATCGTAATACATCGTAGAAGTGATCTGTACCAAGTACACGTTGCCGTCGTCCCCTTCGTTACTGGGAGTGGGCATGAACTTGACGGGAATGACTCGCTTAGAGTACACATACGAAGGAAGCCCCAACTCTGTCTTCTGTTCAGGAGTCAGAACTTCCTCGTTTACCGAGTACCGCTTTTTCGTAACCATTGCCATGTCAATCTCCTAAGATGTCGCTTCCAGACGGAAGTACCTTGTGTTTCCTCCAACCACAACCTGAATCCAACCGTTCCCTGTTGTACCACCAGAACTGCTGGCGTCAACGATCTCCAACTTCTCAGTAGCCATACCGTCAATAACAAACCTGCCGTATCGTCCTGTCCCTCCCGGTCCCGGTTGACCCATCTCAAAGATAAGATCGGCGCCACGAGGATTATTGACACTATGGGTACCACCATCACACAACTTGAAGTACGCGTCAGGACCATCCGTATCCGCAGCAGTGAGAAGTCCACCTGTACCAGCGTAGTTCCCAAGCCACAAAAAAGAGTTTGGAGCAGACCCAGCCGTAGGATTGAAGTCACCGAACCACATGTACCTCTTATTGCCTGTAGCCTCATACTTGATATGTATGATGTCCACGCCACCAGCAACCAGACCCATCGCGTCCGTACCTCCACGAATACCACTGTTGGGGTCAGTGAAAAAGGAGTACGTCGGGACAGCGAGACTGCCTACAGCCCCACGATACTTCCCATCAAAGGACATCCCAGCCACCGGAGAGCCACCAGAAAGAACAGCCCATGCATAGGTTGTGTATCCGTTGTTCTCAATAGCCAGACCGTACCCGTAGTTCTGACGTTTGATCTGTACCGTAGAGGAAGACCCATCGAACACTTTGAGAACTTCGGCCCCTTGGTTGTACAGATACCAAGAAGTCGCATCAGCGTAAGCGTAGGAGTCGCCACCATCAGTCCGGTTGAAAACCATCCGGTTGTTGGTGGCAATGCCGAGAGCGTTACCTGTATCAGGATGGCCCGGAAGTGCCAATGTGTATCCCGCCTGCGGCAGGAAGCCAGCGCCCATCGCAATCTCGGTTGCATCCTGATCGCCAGCAATAGTAATGCGCTCAGTTCTTGTTCCGGCCAGATTCGGAGTAGTGATCGAGAATCGAGGACTAGCGCCAGTAACGTACTGGAGGCGAGACTTTTCACCCACGCCAGCAACATACAGCTCAACTATTGGCAGGGCAGTATTAATCCTAACTCCGGGGTCAGTGGTGGCGTCTTCCCTGATATTCAATACGGCGTTTACGCCAGCGCTAGCGCCAAGGGCCAAGCGAGCAAAATCATCGCCACTATTCTTAATAAGCTGCATCGAAGAACCGGCAGTATTGAAGTTCCACCGGAACATCTCACCTGCCGCAGCATCTCCGCCAGCGCCCCCACCCAAAGTGAAGCCTGCTGAGTTAGGCTGCCCAGCATCGCTTCGATCCATGCTGATCTCAAAGCGTTTTGGAAGGTCGTTCTCCAATCGAATTCGAGGGGTGGACGTCGAAGTCGTGTTAGAAGAATCCAGTATGAAGTTCAGAAAGGTATCATCTGCTTTGGCTTCGACCTCAAAGGTATTTCCGTATACGGTAGCGCCGCCGTTATTAAGGCGAAACCTCTCAGTGCCTTGGTTAATGAACGGTATCGTGAGGGCTGTGGCCATGATGTAGCTATCGCCACCATCATCCCTATTAAGAATGAGGTTTTTATTTACGTCCAGATACAGGTTCTGGCCGAGAACGTAGGTCGGGGAGTTGTAGAAAACAATGTTGTTTTCACTCTGAAGAACGAGCGATTCATTTCTAGGGTCGGCAATCCCTTCATCGCCATGCATGGTGATGGTAGATTGTTCATTCGCTTGATTGAACATGCGAATTGCAACGGCTCGCAAGTTACCAACTGAACTTGGATGCGCATAAAGAGCCAAATTGGCAATATCTTCGCTGTCAGAATAGATCCGATGCGCCGAACGAAGGAACATATGGCTAATGCCGGACTCCCAACCCATATGGCCAGTTACCGGGTTGTCGTTATCGCCCACCTTGAAGAGCAGCTTGTTGTCGTCCCAAGCCATCCACGCTCCATCGTTAGTGGCCTCTCCCAAGGTGATCTTTTGCTGCAACCCGATACTAAGACCACCAGTAGTGATGGCCTTAGTAGTGGTGGCTCCAATGTCTGTCACAGCTTGGAGATTCATGTTGGCAACCGTAGTTTCCAGCACGGATACCTGAGACTGCAAAGTAGCTACATCAGTTTGCAGGATACCAACATCGGCCATGGTGGTAGACATCGCAGCTTGTAGGGCAACGATATCCGCTTGTGCCGACAGCATGTCGGTTTCAAGTGTTCCGATCTTGGGACCGTAGTTATCAAGCCTATCCGCAACAGTACTGAATGTACCACTGGGACTTGCGCCGAGTTCGGTCTCTATCGCCACAACTTCTTCTGTAGTCTTGTTGTGGTGCTCTTTCACATCAGATTGGTAAGCACTATCTGACGTGCCGTGGGCAGACGCAGTAGAGCGAACACCACGAACACAGTTCAAAAGATCGTTACCTAACTTTCCATCGTAGTAGACAAGTTCGGTAGCATTCTCAAGAGATCCGTTTGTGATGTTGACTGCCCCCATGTTGGGAAAGTCAGATGCATCAACTAACGAGATCGTAGTGTCAGTATCAGAGATCGGTGCCGCGAGAAGGGAAACAACCCGGTTTTCGGGTATCCACCAGAGTTGTTCTTTTGTCGCGACACTTCCGGGGTACGTCATTAGGGCATCCCCAACCAGCCCATCTTATGGGCGATACCCAAAGCGGCTACAACGATACCCAGTACCGTTCCTATCATCGCTACAGCCTTTACGGCACCCACGGCTAGTCCCTTCGCACTTGCGTCCCCAACTTTAGAAGACAACTCTACAGCACTTATTTTATCTACCGCTTTTCGGGTCTGAGAAAACAGTTCGGCATGAGCCTTCTCACACTGATCCTCACTACGCTTCCTCTCCTCGCTTTCCTTCTCCAACCCCCGTAGGAAAGTCTGCATGTTAGCGTTTATCGTAGCTTGGTTTTCCCCGATCTGCTTCATGTCAGCAGCCATTGTGTCCACCTGTTTTTCAACGCGAGACATACGATCCGACACAGGCCCCACCATGCCGTCTCTGATCTCTTGCCTGTCCGAATCTGTAAGCACCATCGTTCCCTCTCCGAGCTATCGTTACCCTACCAAGACACCGATCAAGCAAACTGCAACTCGATAGACGCCGGTTCCAAGTTTCCTGCCGCATCAGAAATCGTTACTCCAACAACGCCTTTGATCCCATCCTGAGAAGTGATAGTGAAAGACCCTGTCCCATCGGACAGAGTCACACTTACCGCAGACAGCCTTACCGGATAGGAGGTTTCTACGATGATGTCTTCTGTTCCTGTCTCGATGACCGTACCTTCGTGATCCTTTTTCTTGATCGTAAAGGTTGCCTCAGAAGTCCCGTTTGCTTCGATGTCAGGAATACCATCATACGGTTGAGCAGTATCTTCTGCATCCGTAGTCAGATCGAGATAGGTCTTCAACTCTTCAGGAGGGACATAAGTCTCTCCGTCATAGTTTCCACCGGGACTAAACGCCCCGACACCCACCCTATACCAATTTATAGACGAGGGTGAGTAGCTAGGCAAAACGGAGGTTATCTGACTACTTACAAAGCTATCAGAATCTTCACTCTCAGGAGTGTACTGACAGACCGCCAAAATAATATCTGTAGAATCTTGTGTAAAGACTATCATAATTTATCTCCTAGCCAACCAAGACCAGCGAAGCTCCTTCATGACTGCGAGGCTTGCCAAAGTACCTCCTACACTCAGTACAATGGTACTGCCGAATGTCGTCACAGTGTAGTATAGCCTAAGAGCGTTCGGAGATAACGAGGCTATTTGGGTAGTAGACCCAAGGTTGTTCACTACAAAATCTGACCCGCCCTCCGCATACCCAAACCCTGAACAGCCTTGTTGGGCTGTGCCTGTAGCATGTCCTACAGCTAGTACGTGGTAATCTGTACCAGAGTAATCATAGTCTACGTACAGGGCTGAAGAGAAACTCTGTGGGGTGAATCCCAGAGCCCCTGTGGTCAAGGTTGCGGAGGGGATCACAGCCCCTGAATGTCCTGTAGATACTCCTCCTTGTACAACACCCATAACAGCACTTTGAGCGGCCTCAGTAGTCTGTCCTATAAGCTCATCTGATTCGGCACTCCAAGGGACAGGGGCACCTACGGTATCACCAACAGTAAAATATACGCTGTCAAAGTACACATCACCTGTCTGACCTGTTGTTAGACCAGCGACCAACTGAAGCTGTACGTAAGCAGGAGAAGACCCCACTACAAAACTAACTTTCAAATGATGCCATGCGTTACCGTAGGTAAAGGTCGCAGTGTCGCCAGCAGCAATCGAGACACCATCAGCAATCGAGATCGAGGCACCATCCAAACCCGCACCCGAGGAGGGGTCAAACACATCTGCATGAAGCGTTACAACCTGACCTTGAAACACGGCAGGAACTTCCATGTTTTGGTAAACATAAGGGAACGATGTTGCTCCAAGACTGGTTATACCAAGACTGTACGGTCCTGACGTAGAGACGGACCCTGACCTAAATACATTAGCTCCGGGACCAGCAGCACAGTTGTACGTGAACCACCCATCTGCGGTTTCCGTTCCGTTAGCGGGAGTGTTGAACGGTCCTGCTCCCGCACTCCACCGCTCAAAGCTACCGTTTCTTGCAAGGTTGATCATACGTAAGCCTCCCAGTCAACAACCGCTTGGACAAACCCAACGGCACTAGGTGTAATGACGACGTTGAACCCGTTTAGCCCCGCATCTGCGGTTGTTACAGAAGCGACGTTCGACGATCCAGTAGTACTAAGGACGGCAACACTCGGAGTTGCTCTCATCGCTTGAGAGAACGGAACGTAAAAACTGTACGGACCCAGAGTACTTGCATCGAAAGTAAACTTGGAATTATCCATCGACTGATAAGACGCTTCTACAGGCTCTTGAGGAGTGTTTGCCAGATCTGCCGGAAGCGAGTCATAACTACCAATAACAGCACAGACTTGATCGATCAAGGCGGCACCAGTAAACCCGGCAGTAGAACTCGAAGGATACCAACGAAGCTGCAAACTCACATCAGTGACAAGAAGACGAAGAACGACTTCTTGGTAGTTTGCAGTCAGAGTTACATCTTTCGAGACCGTATTCGTTCCATCGGTCAACCAGAGTGTTCCAGTGGTAGCAGGGTTCGATGCCGCTTGCCTTACGCGAGCGGACACCGTCAAGACCCTGTTGTTATACTGTCCGGGACTAAAGAAGAACTCCGTGTACGCAAAGTGGGCCACAGAGAGATCGTTGTCATAGATCTCAAGTGCGTGTCCACCAAGGAATGGATTACCCGTATCCCAAGTGTACGTCACCCCAGTACCTACTTTCGTAGCTCCCGCTTTCCATGCAGGAGCGATCACGTAGTTTGCGGCAGGATCAGTATGTGGAGAAGATCCACGCCACGCCTCGAAACTTCCGTTGACCAGACGAGACTGTAGTCCGTCTGCCGTCTTGAAGTTCAACATCAGGAACCCCTATATTCATAGACAAGAGACTTCATCGCTTTCAGAGCGACGACAAACTTTCGCACGTTCACTTCTGCCTTCTCGTTGTAAAACTCACGCACCTTTGGCTTTATATCGTTGAGACTGTCACATGCGAAACAAAACGTTGCTTTTCTGTTCAGGTACTCGATATCACAAATATCGAACCCCGCAACCCTGAGAAAGGTAGCGAGGTAGATATCTTTGGTCTTGTAGACTACAACAGGTACCTGTTCAGTCACGTCGGCAACTCCAAAGGTGGATACCACTCGTGTACAAGGTCGTATGCTTCTTGTGGGGTCAGCTCTTGAACAAGTGGATAACAACAGATTACAGCTTCTTCCCACAAACCATCATCGAGAAACACGATCCCGTCGTTCGCATCTTCGGAGTTTTCGGTCAGTGCACGAGTATGAGGATCAAAAGGCTCGTGAACCCAAACGTCATTCTCTCTGTACACTCTAAGGAAGGACATACTGTTCCCCTCCACCCCAACCCCACTGAGCGATAAAGTTATGTAGTGTCCGTGTCTCTTGGAGCGTAAGCAAACGATGGTGGATACAGAAATATGTAATAGCTACAGCGGAAAAGCTCGTAAGCGCGCCATCGCTACCGATACCACAAAAACCATTCATCTTATACACAGGCCCAGCCGGTCCAGCAGCATAGTTCGCAAGACGACCATTCTCAGAAATAAACCCGTAACCACCCGCAGTATCTAAACCGAAAGACACGACGGAAAGATGGTTGGTGATCGTCCCGAAGGGGGTTCCGACCACAAGACCAACATTCGTACCATCAGTTGACCAGATCGCCGCAGCATCTTGAGTGACGTTGTTTAGAACCTGCCATCCAGTAGTCCCCGGACCATATGTACCAAACCCAGCAACAGTCGATAGGGCACTATTGAACGGAGCATACCCTATCGTGACCGTGAAGTCTCCCGGTGGTGCCCAAGGTGCGTAGTTTCTCTCATAGATACTTCCAGCAACAGCACCGTTGCTCCGAAAACATGGACCATCTTGAAACGACCCTGTCAACAAAGGGGGTTTTGTTCCAACCAGAACTCGATCCCTATACCCACCTAAAAAAGATCGATCCCTTACGAACATGGGGATGTCCGACTTCAAACTCCTCTGTACAGGATTAGGAGGGACTTCTTTCCCTACAGGCCAGTCCTCGACCATCCCGTATCTCGCGTACATGGGAAGCCGTTCTGCGGTTAGGGCCATCTTAGATCTCTACCCACCCGTTGATGGCAGTAACCGCGTTTACGCCTTGGTTATAGAAAGTGCACTGGATCTGAGACGCGCCAAGGACATAGACTGGAATAACCGCGGTAACGATGTCCCCAGTGTTCTCCAAAGGCAAGATCACTTCGCGAAACCGCGTAGACCAGTTTCCATTCTTTCCTCTAGTATACACTCGGCAGATAAGAGACTTTCCGACCTCACCGACACCAACGGTGGCTTTTAGAGCAACACCTAAGGTATCCATTCCAGTAGGAACGTTGATCACCTGACTGCGCTTGCTCGTTGCTGTAGTTGCGAGAGAAGCGATATCACTGACAAAAAGTTTCTTAGCTTCCCCGTACCTGTTTTCGCGAACCATCATGTTCTCCTAGACTACAACCATCTTCAGGCCCTTGTAGTAGTTACGAAGGGCCTTTACTTCTTGATCCAATTCCTCTTTGTAGTCACGAATGCGACCACCAAAAACGTTCCCACCTTCCTTGGTGGTTCCGGTACTCTGGCTAAGACCATCGATGGAAACAGACATGTTTGCGATGCCCAGACCGCCGATCTGTTCCCCTACCAAACGAAGGATCTGGATAGCGGCACGCTTGGCAACAGCATCCATTACATCATCAGGTACTTCTCCCTTCTTGAAACCACAGACGTAGTCGATGTGGAAAAAGTCAGGGATATGAGTGGCCGCGTAAAGGAGCGGCAAGAAATTCCCACCCGCAGTCATGATCACTTGAGAGAGTGTTCCTTGAGTAGGCACCAACTGGATCTGCCCAGAGCGACCATGAACATGGACCCACTCGAGAATGAAGTCATAGATCATGTTGTTACCGGGGTATGCAGCAAGCCATCGAGTAACTTTGATCACCGGAAAGTGATTCAGGTTGATGTACGCAAAGTTACGGTAGTCATCGATGTAGTAGTCGTGCCTCTCATCCTCGATAACGCGGGGATGAATGCTGATCTCTACCTGTCTTTCAAGCCAAGAGATCGACTTCCTGATATGGCTGTTGAGAACGGTGTCTGTGATGGGTTCACCGTCTTTGGTGACAAGGGGGACACCGGAGAGGTATTCCTCTTTGAGTTCACGGGCACTGAGTGCTGCGCCAGAAACGCTTACGAACTCTTGAAGCCCTACGTTGGTGTCTTCGATAACCTGTGACATATGTGCGTCCTCTCCGGTATATCAGACTAACCCTGAGCGTCGAGAATGCGCTTGATCAGATCCTTCTTTGTCCCAGAGGTACGCAGTCCCATGCCTTTAGCCACGTCGATCACTTGATCTTTGCTGATCGCACGAAGCTCACTAGGTGTCCAGATAACGACAGGCTCTTCTTCCTGCTCATCTTCTTCGACATCGAAACCTTCGTCATCCGCTACAGGAGGAGCCAGAACAGGACCAGCTACCACTTGGTAATGAGGGAGCTCGAGAAGTTGTTTTGCCAGTTCGTCAGGAACATCGGCAACACCCTCTTCATCGTACACCAACTCTCCGTAGGCTGAGTTTACCGTTTGATCCGCACGGTTCGTGTTCTTGATCCACATATTCTGACTCCTAGAAAAAAGGCACATGGCAGGAGGGTTCCCGCCATGTGCCCAGAACGAACAACCAGTCTTTACAGTTCGCCAATGTTCTTGAACATGACGAGCTTGGTCGGCTGGTACGCAATCGGAACCGCGTAAAGCAACTGCATCCAGCGATAAGACGCACTCACAACAGCGAGGGGCATCTTCATCAACGGAGCCAACTGCTTGACCTGGTAGATATCGGGAGACATCGGCAGGAGGAACGCAGTCCGCGTACCCGCGATAGTCGCACCAGTATCAACCCAAGTCTGCGGCGAAGCCGAGAACTTCACATTCGTGACGAACAGCGCACCACTGGCATCATCGTTATCCCGACGATAGATGCGGTAGTACAGAGGATCTGCACCAGCACCCTTCGTGATCGGGACATCGATGGTGTTGTTCGCAGCAGCAGTCGAGTTAGCCGTGATGACGGTCGGAGCCGATTCACCACTCGCGTTCACGGCAGTTACCTGATATGCGTAGTCGCCAGCCGTGAGGCTACCAGTGGTAACCGCGTTGACAGTCAGCGCACCAACGGTCGGAGCCGCAGGAGCATTCGGGCTGGTAGCAGCCGAAGGCGGGGCACCGATCTGCGAGCTTACACCACCGGGGGTGATGAAGACATCGGGGTTGAACTGAATCGGGCCGATCTGCGACATGAACGAAGTCACGTTCAGACCGACAGTGCTTCCACTGGGAGCCGGAAGGTTGTAGCGTTCTTTCGGATAGAACGTACGAACCAGATCCGACATGTTCTTCAGACCAAGGAACAGGTCCGAAGGCACACCGTAGTTCTCAGCAGCCACGTTCACAGCACGCTCAATATCACCCTCGGTCAGGCTGTTGCCCTGAAGGTCGATAACGTTCGCAGCGGGAACAAGCTGTTCCAGACCGTCGAACTCAAGAGCGTTGTTGGTGGCGTTGCCGTAGAACATGGACCGTTCCATCTTGTTCAGCAGCCACATCGTGCCGTTCTTGGTTTCCAGCGAGATCACGTCGCCATTGGCCGGCTTGATCAGAGTCGCCGGGTGCTGAACTTCGCGGGTCGTACCGAGGTACTTCACCAGCGCAGTTTCGCGGCTGTAGTTGGTATCCTGAGTCTCAGGAAGACCACCAGCAGCAAAGAAACCACCAGCGTCCACGTTACCGTAGGCATTCAGGCGGTTATACTCTTCCACGGTCGAGTAGGCCGGAGCCTTCGTGACCTTGGGCCAAATCTTGAGATGCTTCATCTCGAACGTGACGACCTTCAGAGTCTTTTCCAGACTCTCAACACGCAGAACATCACCACCAGTGGTGGGAGGGTTCGCGTAACCGACACTCAGGGCTTTGTTCAGGTCAGCGACCTCTTCCGGCGAAGCAACGCCGAAACCCTGAATGTTGGCATAGTCGTTCACACCAACAAAACTCTGTTCACCTTGAAACAACATCGCAGTTTTTCTCCTCTATTAGAGTTGCGACTTACTCGGTCTTGGAAGCGTCAAGCTTCTTCAGACCACTCTTTGCCAACGCTACCATCGGGGCAGAAACCTTCCGGGTAGCTTCCAGTTCGAGGATTGCAGCACCAGCGGCGGGGTCACCCTCGCCATCGGCCCATGCCGCATCCAGACCCTTGGAGAGGTCGGCCAGAGTCATGTCAGTCGCACCCTGCGAGTCGTTCTGCTCGCTGTCTGCGCTCTTCTCGATGACTTCCACATCCGAAACCTTATCCACACTCTTGCGAACATCGTCGGAGCCGTCCCCGTACGACTTCACAATGTCACTGAGGCCCTTCACCGACTTCGCGAGTTCCGAAACGGCGCTCACGACTTCAAGGTTGAAAGACTCTTGGTCATCGATGCTCTTGTTCAGGCCGCTCTCAAACGCCGACAGGCTATCAGTGATACCTGTGGTGATCGCTTCCAGAAAGTTCGATACATCGACACCTTCCTGAATGCTCTCATCAGCGAACGACTTCGACACAACATCGAGACTCTTCTTGGCACCACGCATCTTTTTGGTGGTCCCGCACTCTTCTTCCTCTTCCTCTTCCTCTTCCTCTTCTTCCTCTTCGTCCTCTTCCATCTCTTCGTCGCCACCCTTGATCAGAGCATCAACGCGGCTCAGGGCCTTATCGAGATCATAAACGTCAATAGAGTCAACCGACTTCTCTTCTTCCTCGGCATCCTCTACGACTTCCTCTTCTTCAACCTCTTCCTCTGCATCCTGACTCTTGAAGAGATCATCTTTACGCTTCCAACGCATGTTAGCTACTCCTTAGCTGTCCAGAACGATGGTGTTCACAGCCGCAATAGCCGTTCCACCAGCAGGGGTTCCAGTCGAAGTTCCGGTGACGGGCGTGCCAGTGATATCGCTCGCACCACTGATGGCTGAACCATCGATGTTGTGCTTATGCGAGTTGAAGCTCGCCACAAGCGAGTTCACCACGGTGACAAGAGCCTCTGCGACTCCTCCCTTGGGAACATCCTGAATAACTCTGACTTCTGCCACTAGAAGACTCCTTCTCTTGTGTAGGCAAACAGCCACTCTACGAAACGTTCAGCCGCTGCCCTCGTATATTCGGGCCTCCGTGACTGCACAAGCTCCACAACTTGCGATTTGGTTATGCTTTTCGCGACCATCCCATCAGTCAGTTCAACGATGGAACGTCGTTTACGCCTTTTCTTTTTCTTCTTGTCTTTGATATCACACTCAAGGGACTCTGCCCGAAGAACATCCCCACCAGACATCGGCGGGTTGGCATGAGTCACTTCAAGAGCCTTCGCTACGCATGCAGGACACGAACAGTGTTCGGCATTGGGCGTCTCACAGACGTAGTCGTCTTCAAAGGTCTTGAGGAGATCGGTGTAGGTTGCTTGGTTGACTGGGCAGTGGGTGATCGCTACTTCTCGGATAAGACACTTCGCGATGTTACCGTTATCTGATCTTGCCCGGACCTTTCCCTGAACAGAAAAACCCAAAGGCGACTTCTCACCTTCAGGAACACTACTGAGGATACCAAATACTTCTTGTGCTGTCGGCTTGTGCTTCCAGAGGTATCCTTCTGTCCAAAGACCTTTTCTGAGGTTCTCGATATAGTCGATGGGACCAAGAAGGTTCTGCGGCCCCTTTTCGTGATTCCAGTTGAAAACCCCCCACCCCGAGTTCATGTACGAAAGGTCGATGCCCTTCTGCATGATACGCTCACCCTCAAGGTCACGATCTTCGGTTGACGCGACACCGCCGACACGCCAGTCCGTCAGAGGATTTGACTCTGTCTTTACCTTGTGGCCCTTAGTGAGACCGGCGGGCATGAAAAACTCAAAGGAGTGATCTACAAGTTCCACGTATCAGACCTCACTAAAAAAGGGGAACGACCCTACAGGTTTCCCTGCCAGATGTCGTTCCCCAGTTGAACGTCTTATCCCTCGTATATCCCCAAAGTACAATAGTTTACGGAAAGTGTCAAGAGGGGTTTTCACTTCTTGTCCTTGGGGACTACCAACTTTTCCGAGCAGAACTTCCCGCCCAAAACCACAGGAATTTGTGTAAGTTCCTTGCAATTTATGCACTTTGCGAAGCACCGACCGTTCTGGAAGATCAAGATTTTCGACCAGACTTTCACGGTTCCGTTATCGAACGACTTTACGATATTCTCCGAACAGTGGGCGCACTTGAACCGCTGTTGACGCATCTAGGTTCTCGCTTTCTTCTTAGGACGGATCGTACCGATACTGCTGTCCCACTCCCACCCCTTGGGGATACGGATCAGTTGGCACCTACAATGAGGGTGTACTGCATCCACGGTAGGGAGCCACTGGGTCTTTCCCGGCTCAGGCTTTCCGGCCTTTCTACCGATGTTTGAGTTACCCTCTATCTTGGACAGTTTGAAGACCTTTGGTTCTCCGTTGTCATCAAGGAACAGAAGCTTGCAATAGGGACAGTTGTGAACAGCTATCCCATTCGCAAAGTAACTCTCATCTTCTTCCACGCATAAGTTGTATACAACACCCTCGAAGCTTCCTGAAACAGAGGACTTGACTTTATGTGTCCGGCAGTTTACACTCCGAAGAACCCTTTTAGTGGAGGATACACCATGCCTGCCTTGAAGAAGACTCTCCCTATGAAAAAGATTGCTAAAGAATACACGACGACTTCTGCATCGTTTTGTTCTCTTGCTAGAAAATACGGGGTCACCCACCACACCATTAGGACACGGCTTGAAGCCGAAGGGGTGCCCTTGAAAGACACCCGTACCACTCAAGCCGCACGCATGGCGAGCATGACAAAAGAACAAAGGAAAAGTCTTACTGAGAATGCACGAAAGGCTAGAGCTAAGGCCATCTCTCCCCAAGCCCTTCGTAAAAAAGCCCGTACAAAAATGAACAGTAGATCTCACATGACGGATGATACCAAGGATCTGGTTTCTAACCTGTCTCCCTACCTTACCCAAGAACTTGTTCCCGAATTTGCCTTCGATATCTACAACCTCGATATCGCTATCCCTTCCGAGAAGATCGCGGTAGAGATGGATCGGGGAAGCTGGCACTACTCCGGGGCAACCAGAAAGAGGGATATCAAAAAAGAACGGCTTCTCCGTGATAGGGGATGGATACTCATCCGTATCGAGGATTCCAGTGAGTGTGACTACCTCATCACCGTACTTGACCGACTTGGCCTCAACCCAGTTCATCCCAGAAAGAAAAGGGTGATTAGAGGTAGCCGTAACGGATCTCCCTCCTGACTGTATAGTAGTAATACCACCACAGTACTCTCGCTTAGATACCCCTACCACCTTCCTCCATCTTAGTTTGTGGGTCAGAACCACATCCCCGGTTTTTATGTCTTCTATGGGAACAACTCCGGTCTTTGTGTAAACACATACCCCTGCCGGAAAACACGCGTCTGGGGCAGGAAGCTTGATTACGTCTATGTCGTTTCCGTACTTGCTACGCATGGTCGAAGCAACGCCTTGCTGCACAGCGTTGTGTACCTCTGTGACTGCGGTTCTGCGGAAGTCCTTGGCATACCCACCGAACTCGTTTGCCAAGTCGTTTGCAAGCATCCGTGCGCTCACCTTCTTCGCACTGGTAATGTAGCCTTCTGTAGCATTGGCAATCTCTACGGTTCTTTCTCGACGTGCTGCCTTGGTCGCGGCCTCTGCAAGACCATCCTCTACCTTTCTCGACATCTTACGGATACTCGATACCGCTTGTTTGGAAAGGTAGGCTACAGCCATCTTCTGAAGTTCAGTTATTTCAGGCATCTTTCGCAGGAGGGCTTTGAACTGAGCATAGGACAGCTTTACCGCTTGTGTTCTGCCTACCTCTTCTACGATATCTCCAAACTGAACAACCTTTTTCAGCAAGGCTTTAGAGGACTTATTTATGAGTCCCCTAGAAACCAAGTTTGCAAAGATCTCTTCAGGAACATACTCGCGACCTACTGTGTTTGCGATAAACGCCCAGTGGTGCATGCGGATGATCTCTTCGATCTTGTATATCTGATCAGCAGTAAGTCCTGCAAACATCAGTCGTCCTCTTCCTCTTCATCTTCATCTATATTCTCTTGTGGAGTAACGACCTCAAGGATCTCCTGAGCCATGGCAAGTAGCGTGCTTTGGTAGTCCTTGATCCACTCCTTCTCGATACCCTGCACAACAGGATACTCTGACTCCCGGAGCTTTACCGGAAGCTTGGCAGTACATTTTCGATCCACATTGACAGCTTTGAAGAAGTCATCGTAGACAGGCAAGCTCTTTGCCATGATCTCGTTCTCTTCGTGCTTGAACACGATCTTTCGCATGAACTCACGAACCTCCGCGATCAGGACACCACCTGTCAGGTACGCGGCGTAGGCTTCACAGAATGACTCTTCCGGGTTCAGCCCACCATAACCCATATCCGTATGCCCACGAACAAGTGATGCGTAGGCTTTCAGGATACGGGGGTCCATGTAGTTCATGTAGTGATGGCAGATCTCATGAAAGACCACCCACTCAAAGTCGCACTCGACCTGAGGATGTTCAAGTCCACAGGTAAGGGTAATAACTCTGGTGTCGGGATCATACGAACCAAGGATCAACGCCTCTGTTCGACCTTCCCTCTTCAGTGCTTCCAAGTAGTTGGGTGTGTCTGAGTAGTGTCCGATAGGATACGACTTCATCTTGTTACTGATATCGATCCTGCGGATACCTTTGAGGTGTTCTGCTGGAACCTTACGAAGGAACTCAAGGAGTTCTGGAATCGTAGTGTGCTTAGACATAAATTGCTCACCCTCGTACTCTCGCAACGATGGACGATGCAAGTTACGTAGGGTGATCTCTTTGAAGCTGGAACGCTTCTGCTTATGGTCTAAGGAAACTGCGTTGTTCACAGTTCTACCTCAAGCTCCTCGTATGATTCACGAACTTCTGAGAGACCTTTGTGAAGATCTGCAAGGGCTTTACCCATATCTCCACCGATCTCACCAGCAAGAGCGGTCATCTCGTCTTCAGGACTTCCACCCTCTTCCATCTCACCTTCTTCTCCACCTTCACCCATGCCTTGGGCCATTTGTTTTTCCATCTGCTTCATCTGAAGAAGCTGGATGTAGACAGGGTTCAAGGGGATGTCACCGTGTTCGATGTCTTCCGCGTTAGGATCGGCGTCTTTGCGTACCTTGTTCAAGGTCTCATAGCTACCGACTTCACGCACACGCATATCCAAAGCTTCCTGAGGAGTACGTGCATCGAGTCCTACGAACTCAAGTTCCATATCCTCATTGAGAGGATGGACGATGTACTTGTTGATCTTTGCTGAAAGAAAACGGAGCAGAGGAGCAAGACCACGGTCACGAGAAAGCTTTTGCTTTGACTCGTTCGATGTCTCAAACATCGGTGCTTGGTTCGTTACTCCACCACGTAGATCAAAGTTCACTTCTGCCGGGTCGATCAAGTAGATCGAGCATACAACCTTGATAAGGTATTCCAGCCAAAGCTGGTACTCCATATCTCGGTTGGTCTGACTAAGAGGTATCCACTGAAGGTCACCATCGAAAGCCATGATGGGTGTTTTGAACGAACCGTTTACTCCTGCGGCCTGTGCAAGCCACTGGCGACGGAACGAGTCAAGATGCTCAGTATG